ATAGTAATCAATCACATGCACCGCCCGACCCACCGTCTGCGTAAACCAAACCGCCGTGCTGTCGCCAACGCCCAAATCCCACCAAGTATCGACCTTCACACTCGGATCATGCGGCACGTTGCAAATACGACCAGCGCCAGCCGCTTCCTCAAGCTCCTTGCCGTAAATCGCACCCGGCACGTTGGCATTCCACGAACATTCAAATTCCTGCTGATACTGATCCTCAGACATCGTCTGCCGCGCCGCAGACAATTCCTCGTCGTCAAGAATCCCAGTCTCACTGGCCTTGTAGATCGCACACAACCAGTTCTCGTCAGCCGACGCTTCCTCATAAAGATCGTAGAAGGCGTTGTGACCCTTCGGTGTGCCGACAAACACAGCCCAGCCCTTGCGGTCCGACAGCGCAGGGCGGATCACCTCGGGGAACACATTCTCCGGCATCTGCGCAACTTCGTCCATCACGCAGCCGTCCAAGTAGATACCGCGAAGGCTGTCAGGGTTTTCGGCACCGAGAAGACTGATCCGAGCGCCCGTCGGTAGATCACATCGCAGTTCCGTCTCATGGAACTTCACACCGGGAATCGCGCCAGCAAACTGCTTCAGGTAATCCCACGCCACGTTCTTCGCCTGCCGATACGTCGGTGCCATGTAGGCAAAGCGTGGGTTGGGCTTGCCGCACATGATGGCGTCACGCAGGATGTGGTTGATCGCCCAGACCGTCTTTCCGAAACGACGATGGCAGACGACGACCCCCCACCTCTTCGCCTGCATCTCGTCATGCAGCTTCATCTGCAATGGGCGGGGGGAATAAGGGATCACGATCTGCATGCGGGCGCCTCTGGCGAGGTGGGGGGTTCTATCCAATAAAAACCCTTTTTGCGTTTGTTGGCTAGACCTAACACAGTCTTGTAATGCAATCCAACCTTCTCAGCCGCCAATGCCGCCGACGCGAACTCACCCATTGGGGTAGCTATCGCACGGCTGCGCGGATGGCTTTCTCGGTTGCGCAGATGCTGGCCGAGTCTTGTCCGATCTCTGCGACCCTTCTGCTCCATGTCACGCATGTTGTCCTCATACGTCCCGCCAACCAAATGCGCAGGGTTGCAGCAGCCGGGGTTGTCGCAAGTGTGCATGACAACTTGGGCGTCGAGGTCTCCGCCGTTGAAGGCGTGGATCGCACGGTGCGCTAGGACGTTGACGCCCGCGACCGATACGATCCCATATCCGCCCTTCGTCTTACCACCGAACCATTCGTGGCACCCGGTTGCTGTCGGAGTGGGGTCGATGCGTCCGAGGATGCGGTGACGCCACTCTTGATCGGCGTAGGACATAAGCTGGCGAAGGGTAGCGCCGTTGGCGCGGCGTTCGGCGTTGGCGCGGCTGTCCGCGCGTCGGCGACGCATGTAGCACGAATAACATTCGCCTTTGCAGGCTATGCGCTTTGTTGAGGCGCAGGTTACGCAGGGTGCGATGGGCATGGACTTCTCCTATTAATGCTTTGTGTTAATATGCATAGGGGGAGAAGACGAGTCAAGCAGGCTGCGCGTGATTTCTGGACCGGAGTTACAGCGGTAGAAGACGGCGGGCGGTTTTGCGGGGGGTGGGGGCGGGCGACCTTGCAATTTCGGGCCGCGAAAGCGTATCCCATTAACGCTATATATCCTGTAATCGCGCATATGTTAACAACGCAATCCAACAATAACAATGACTTAGCGCCGCGCGCGGTGTTATCGCAGGCGGCGCTACTAGATGTTGTGTGCGATGATGGCGATGGCGGCGGCGGTTGCGTTCACGCGCGTAGCTGTATCCCGACACAGCGTCACGTTGATAGGTCGTTACGCCCCTTCGGGCTTCACTGCTACAGCGTCACTACCCCAAGTGATTGTTATCGACTGTTGCTCGGGCGTATCTTCTTTCTTGTCCCGAATGCCCCAAGGCTGTGTGCGCGCAAGCGTCCACTTCAGCGAGTCAATCTCCAAGCGCCGACGTTGCACTTCAGCGTTAGCAAGCCGAATGTCCTTGAATTCTGGCAACGGCTCGCGGGCTAACTTGTTGATATGATCCGAGAAGAATTCGGCCTGCTTCACCCGCCCTTCGCGATAGATCGAATACAACTCCTCATCACGCGTGATCGCCTTCATGATCCCGGCATAAGTCGGCATGCCCTTTTCCTCGACGATGTTGAGCAAGCTGTCGCCCACGGCCATGCGCGCCGCGATACCTTCCATCAATTCCCTTGTGATCTTAGCCATGCCACGCCCCTGAGGTGTATACTCCCGCAAGATAGCCCATTCGTGCCCATCTTGCAATTTCTGCATTTCCCCCCTTGACCATATCCACAACCTATCCTATCTACATCCCATCACAAGGGCAAACGCCCAAACACAAGGAAGGAAAAACCATGCACCTCCACACAGAAGCACGCGCAATCGCTCAAGAATGCCTGACCAAAGCGGAATCGGAAGGCGACGCCGACACGGCGCGCGAATACATCCACCAAGATTGCGAATTCCACGAAGTCGCAATCTATTATCACAAGGCAATCAGCTTTTGCGCCGAACAAGACACAAGCGCGGGTGAAGAGTGGCTTGAGGATTGCGGCGGAATAGCACAACCCGGCGACAGCTTCGGGCAGATTGCTTGCCGCATTGCCTTCGCCACGCTTTACGTCGCGGCACAAGAGGCCCTTGAGGAATTGCTAGAAGAGCAAGAGGAAGCCGCAGCATGATCCGCGAATTCCTCCTCGGGCTGGCCTTCATGGCCGCCCTCTTCGCCCTTGTGGCATTCCTTTTGGCAATGTGAGGCACGACAATGAACAACCGCAAAGCATGGATGAAAGAGCTACAAGCTATCAAGTTCTCGCGCGACGGCCTTATGACGCAAGAGACAGCGCGAATGCAAAGATATGCGAACGAAGCGGCAGCGCGTTGCGTGCATCTATCGCAAGACATTGATAAGCTGCCGCCGCACTTACGCGAGCAAAACCTTGGCGAAAAATGGGCGCAGATTTTGTCCCGCGAAGGCTTCACTACATACGGCGCGCAAACCGCCTAACCCCCCACAGCCTCTCAGCGCGCCGTTGAGGGGCTTTCTTTCTTTTTGGCACCCTCACCATAGGAAAGCCACCAAGACGCCACCACAGCGCCGCCTGTAAGCTCTTGCAGGTGGTGTCGCGTCATCTCGGGGGGCTTTCGAAAATCTTTGTGGTCGAAAGGCAGACACCAAGCCCTAGCGTTCGCGGCGTGCGGAATGCCCACACGATCAGCCAACGCCTGATAAGTTACGCCCTTGGACTTGCGCCATGCTTCAAGTCTGTTTTCCATGCCGATCATCCTCTCCAATGTTGCGCCGCTGGTATGCCATAAGAAATGCCAGACAGCACGCAGCGTGCGCCAAGTGCGACAACCCGGTCTCCGAATCGCTGTTTTCGCCCTTCCACCACGCCCACAGGTGGCGTTGCATGGCGGCGAAGTATCTGCCCCATGTTGCACCCGCTGCCCAATTGTTCGCGCTATACTTCGCGGCACCATAGGCCAGCACTTGGGCTGTCTCTTCCAAAAACTCCGGGGGGATCAGATCGAAGCGCGGCTTGCCGTTGTCATGTTTCATGAACGCCTGACCTTGTCCGTCAACGTATGCGTTTTGTGAATCGTGTCCGTCAATGTATGCGTTTTTGTCAGAAGGGGATTTCATCTTCGAGACTTTCGTTCTTGAGTTTGAACCTGACGACTTCTGCACCGGGGAAGTTCGCCTGTGCCATTGCCTGCATCTCACCTAGCTTGGACTGCCGATAAAATTCAAGCGCGAGGATGACGTCATTCTCGGTGATGACTTCCAGATCGGGATGCGATTGCTTCACGCGCTGCCAAGACCTGCCGTTCTTCAGCAGCCCGACCTGCTTGTCTTGGAAGGCCAGTATCCAGACCTCGTCTGAGGCTGGTGCTTTTCCAGCTGCTGTCGCCTCTGCATCCATGACCTGCATACCCTTGATGCAGACAGCCGCGCGTGCCGCGACCATCGCTGGGTCTTGTGCTTCGATAGCGGCGTTTAGCTTTGCCATTGCCGATCCATACTTTTGGGCGGTCTCAGGTGAGACGAGTTCCACCAGCATATCGATGCCCCACTTGCGATCCATGTCATGAGCGAGCCGATCAAAGGGGCCGAGTGCGTAGTCGCACTGCAACTCCTCTGGCGTCACACCCGAGTGCATCATGCGGTCCGCCTTCCTCTGACGAGTCGGTCTCTTCGCCTTGGTCTGTGCCATCCGTTTTCTCCTTCCTTCTGCGCTGCCTCCGAGCCTCTCAACTACAAACTACAAAGTCCTAAAGACTTTTTGTAGTTTTTGTAGTTTGAGGCCGCGACTACAAAAACAACTACAAAACGCTACAAAA